TATCAGCTGTTTGCACTTGAAGGAAACTTTATATATGTGATATTTCTGAGTGGTGTGGTTTCTTTTTCTCCACACTGTAATCCACCCTTGTTTCAATAATCTGTTCCAGCGCCTATTATCCCAGCTGAATGAGTACGTACCTTTTATAAAATCATTTTTAGTAAACATATCTATAGCGTCAAGATATATTAATAATTCTAAATCTGCGTCATTTAAATTATTAGTTTTACAAGCCCATTTTCTAATTATTCTATAATGTTTAAGTAACCCTAGATCTTTTAAATCACTAGATGTTAATTTTTTCATAATACAATAACTATATCAAACTCTTTAATAACTTTATATTGTTCTTTTTTTATTTCAATGTTGAAGCCAGACGACTTATCATAGTAAACTTCGTCGCCTGGTACTATACCTTCAACTAGGGTACCAACTGCTACAATCGTGGCTTGTCGGTACCTTATATCTTCTCTCTGCTTTTCAGCTAGAATTAAACCACCCTTGGTGGTTACGTCAGTTTCTTTAATTGGATTAACTACTACATATTTACCTATTGCTTTCATGCTCTTATATTATTAATTATACAATCGGTTGATAATATAGTAGTAGCTACTGAAGCTGCGTTAACCAATGCACTCTTAGTAACTAGTAAAGGATCTATAATTCCGGCTTTTACCATATCAACCGTATTTCCTGTAACCACGTTTAATCCTAAACCTTTTACTTCTGGAGTTTCATAATTTTCTACACCAGCATTTTTTAATATCAATTTAAAGGGCTCTTTGATAGCACAGTAAAGTACTTCTTCACCCATTGATTTAGGTTCTAAATGTTGTGCAGCATTTAACAAAGCTATACCACCACCTGGCACTATACCTTCCTTAATCGCAGCTTTTGTAGCACAAATAGCATCTTCTACTCTATCTCTCTTCTCTTTTAATTCTATTTCTGAGTTTGCCCCAACTTTAACTGTAGCTACCTTAGCTTTTAGCTTAGCTAATCTTCTTTCAAGTCTAACTATAATGTTAGGGTTTTTAGTTTCTTTTATATTTTTCTCTAACAAAGTGATAGTTTCTTTAACTTCTTTGTTTTCTGTTAAATCAACTTTTAATATCGTATCTTCGTGATTTGTTATCGATTTAATACATGTACCTAAATGTTCAGGTTGTATAATATCCATATCATCTCCTAAATCTTCGTTAATAAGTGTAGCACCAGTCACAGCACATAGATCTGACAATACATCTTTTTTGCTGATTCCGTATACTGGTGCATCTATAATGTTGACTTTTATATTGCCTTTAGATTTATTCATGGCCAGCGCGGAAACCACTTGTGGGTCAACATCAGCAATGATAAGTAAACTCTTACCATTTTTAATAATATGTTCAAGAACTGACTGTATCTTTCTAACATTAGGTATAACTGATTCAACTATAAGAACTAATGGATTTTCTAGTTCAGCTGTACCCTTTTCTTTGTTAGTAATAAAATGGTTGTTTTTTAATGCTTGGTCATACTGAACACCCTCTATTAACTCTACTACAGTTTCAGGTTGTTCATTTGTTTCCATCATTACTACGCCTGTCTCATCTACAAGCTTAAATGCTTCACCTATAACTTTACCTAATTCTATATCGTTATTAGCTGATATAGTAGCAACTTGGTCTATTTTTTTACCTGTTACTTTTTTACTATTTTTATTTAAATAGTTTAATACTTTTTTAACTCCACTATCAATACCTTCTTTCATTATTCTACTATCTTCTAGTAAATTGTGAGCTTGCGCTTGATCTAGTATTGCTTTTGCTAAAACGGTTGCTGTAGTTGTTCCATCACCAGCATCTGATACTGTTCGTTGAGCTGCTTGTTTAATAAGTGTTGCTCCAATATTCTCTATAGAATCTTGTAGCGTAATTGAATTAGCTACTGTTACTCCATCTTTTGTTATTTGTGGCATACCGTTAGCGTCTTCTAATATAACACATTTGCCACTTGCTCCTAAGGTTGATCCTACTGCATTAGTAAGTTTTTCAACCCCAGTTAATATCTGACTTCTAGCTGTATCGCCAAAAGCCAGATTTTTAACTAACTTTAATTCTTGCATTTAATTTAATTTGATATGATTTGTTTTGAATATTTACTCGAAGGTTTTAATTACTTTCGGTCCTTTGGTAAACTCTAGCTTTTTAGCATAATGTTCAACAGAAGCATCTATTGCTTGTTCTGCTCCAGCTATTGTTTCTCTTCTGGTAACATCTATCCAGTCATCTGAGTCGATAGATTTATATTCGGTTTGTAAAAAACCATTAGGTAGTTGAACTATTCTCCAGTTTTTTTTACTTGAAATATGTTTCCAGTACTTAATGGTATCTTCTGTTGGTTGTGGTGCACTATTCCACGTATTAGTGCGGGTGTATAAAAACGTCATGGTTTTTTATTTTATTGGTTATTGTATATGTATTTATGTATTAATAGAATAAACAAAGCTCCTAAAGCAAACCCAAATATATATGGATCTAATGAAGTTGATTGTTCAAGTATTAATGGGTTTATATCATCATAATAGTTCATTTATATACTATTACATAATATTAAGGATATTTAAAAAAAAAGTTAAACTGATTAGCCCACAATTGGTTCTGGGGCTGGTCCTGCTGGAGCTTGTCCTGGTGCAAATTTGTAAAATTGACATGAAGGCATCCCTTCTATTTCTTGTATACCGGCATCTTTAAGCGCGACCGCAATATCATCCTCGCTGGAGATTTTTTCAAATTGCCCTTGCGTAGACAAACCACTTGGTGGACTACCAAATGGGGCAGATAAATTTCTTCCGTGTAATGCAACCCAATCATTAAGTGCAGTAACTATAAGCAAGTTTGTACCTTTTTGAATTTCACTAATTACCGGCGCACCGTTTGCAGTATCTGGAGTTAATTCTACTATTCCCCTATAATTATTACTACTTGTGAACGTTGTAGTAAAAAGACCTTTAAGTGTTAAACTCTTGAAGGAAGGTGATCCAGTCATAAAAGATTCAATTCCATTGACTAGATCGCCAGTATCGCCTTGATAAACAGCAACTTGAAGTGATGGGTCGTTTTCAAAATTTACAAAATCTACGAACACTTTGCATCTATCAAAAACATAGTAACTATCAGCAACAGCAATTGAATAGCAGTTTTTAGATGAGCCTACACTTGCTAAATTTGATTCGCATAATGGAAATGGGCTATATCCAGGAGCATAAATTCCTCCTTCTGGATTATATAATTCAGAGAAGTTAGAGTTACACGCTATCATCGCGTTTCTTAGTGGGTCACCATCACCTGTGTCTGGTGTTCCTACGTTTATTATTGTTTGTGACATTATTTTTTATTTTGTTTGTTTTTAATTTTTTATTATTTATGTTGCGTCAACAGTTATTGTTGTTGAATCAGAAGTTATTGTTGTTGAATCACTGGTTACGCTTTGTGCTGGTGCTCCAGCATTAATAGTAAACTGATCTATTTTTTCGCAATTATTAGCATCTTTAATAGTTACAGACCAAGTGCCTGGCGCTAAGTCAGGGAAGTTAAATATAGTCTGACCATTAGATCCATTTTGAACGGTAGTAGTTGTTCCATCTGTTATTGTTACTTGATATTCTGTAGTTCCTCCACTTGCCGTTATTTTAGCAGACCCATTGTTCAACCCTTGAGTTGTTTCATCTGTAGTAGTTATTGTAGCAGTTATATTACAAGGATTAGCAAATTGAAGAATTTGAAAAGAACCAGTTAAATTACAACCATTAGCATCTGTAATTGAGTAAGTCCAGTTACCTTCTACTAAACCAGTAAATTGTATTGGAGATTGTTGATTTACTTTCTCTTGATTTTCACCTGGATCAGTTGCTAAATCTATATTAACAGTATAAGGAGCAGTTCCGCCAGAGTCTACTGTTAATGTGAAAGTTCCGTCATCACTATCTTCTGCCGTGTAGTCAGTTGTTTCGCCTGATGCTGCAAATCCGTCACATGGATCTGCATAAGGTTGTATAGTAAAGCCTTCATCTCTTTTC